GAACAGTTTTTTCAACAATTACTTCATCAGGTGGCGGTGGCGGTGCTGGTCGAGCAACAGCAGACGGCGCAACAAATGGAAATGCAGGCGGTTCAGGCGGTGCAGCTATTTCTTGGGCTACTGCACCAGCAGCAACAGGCGGTGCAGGCACAGCTAATCAAGGTTACGCAGGCGGTAATTCAGCTATCCCACCTAACTCTAATGCTTACACAGCGGCAGGTGGCGGTGGCGCTGGCGCAGTAGGTGGCAATGGATCGGGTGACACAGGCGGCAACGGCACAGGTGGTATTGGTGGGGCTGGTGTTGCTTCATCTATTACAGGTTCATCAGTAACACGCGGAGAAGGTGGTTCTGGATATTACAGAACTACAAATACTTCTAGCGCAGCAAATAGCGGTAAAGGTGGAGATGCACGCGCTTCATCAGGCGGCGGCAATGGTTTTGCTGGTGGTTCAGGTATAGTTATCATCCGTTATCTAGCGTAGGGGAAATATGTCAAACGTAACTAAGATTAAAGAAACCAAGCCAACTCAGTGCTTTTCATATGAAGTAGTTATGTTGGTACACATCATCGCAGATGACGAAGCAGCCGCTAAGTCTCAGCTCGATGAAAAGGGTGGCATCGTCACCAAGCGAGAAGTTAAGTTAGTAAATACAGTCACGCTTTATGGCGAAGATAAGGATAAGTAAATGGCACATTGGGCAAAGGTAGAAGATGGCGTAGTCACTCAGGTAAATGTGGTTGAGGATGACTTCTTGCAAGCAAACCCTGACCGCTACACCGGAACTTGGATCAAGACTTCTTACAACACACAAGGTGGAGTTCACACTCAAGGTGGCACACCATTAAATAAAAACTATGCGGGCATTGGTTACACTTGGGATGGCACAGGCTTCGCAGCGCCACAGCCGTACCCATCTTGGACTTTGAACGCAGACTCATATCTTTGGGAGGCACCAACTCCTATGCCAACAGATGGCAAATTTTATGAGTGGGATGAATCAACACTGACTTGGACTGAAGTAACACTTTAACAATTAGTAATACCCGACCCGCTATATGCGGGTCTTTGTCGTACCCAAAACAATTAAGGAGTAGCGATGACCTATGACAAGGACATAACCGAGGGAATCCCGTTTGTACTCTCCAATCCTGCAGGTTCTACTGCTTACACTCCAACCGGACCAGCATACGAGGTAGCCTTCGCAGCGCTGCCATTCTTTCTTGCTGCATCCGATGAACAACCTTATCGCCGTGTAACTGCTCAGTATCGTAAGCAACAGATTGACCAGACTCGTGAACCTGGTGAGCAGACGCTTACCGGTTGGTGGGTTAGAAGTCAATCCTCGTTCCACTTAGGAGCGGGGATTAAGTATTTTGAGCCTATTCAGGAAGAGTCACTGCGCTTTCAGTACACAGAATCTAAAGGTATAGATGTCTGGACCAAAGGACAGGCAACCCTACTAAACACCACAGTCAGGGCTGAACCTGCAACAGCAACTAACCTATACCTAGTTGGTGCTAGAGATAACACTAATAACGTAGATGCGATTGTCTTTACTGAAGGAGTTGATCTAAAGAAACTTACTATGAGTGGTGATACACCTACCGTTACTACTTATACCTTAACAGCAGCTCCACATACGCTTGATTTTATGGCTTTAACCTCTGATGGCACTAGATACTTTGCTGCAGATAATGACAAACTTCATAGAGGTAATATCTTTGGTTCTACATCTGATGGTCATATCTATGATCTTGATGGTCCAGTTACCACAGTAGCACTGCGTTATGCAAAGCAACGTTTACTTGCTGGTGTGGGTAGAGAGTTATATGAATTAGATTCTAACATTGCATCCACTCCAGGTGGTCACTCTTTGCCTACCGCACTTTATGAACACCCAAATCCATCGTGGATATGGACAACCATATCTGAAGGACCTGCTGCTTTCTATGTTGGTGGCTATGCTGGATCTCAGTCATCTCTATACAAGATTACATTAGATACTGCTAATGCCAATCCGCTAGGTTTCCCAGAATTAAACGTTCCTACTGTTGTAGTTGATTTACCAGAAGGTGAAATACTAAATGCCTTTGATGTATACCTTGGTACCTTTGGAGTTCTTTGCACCAACAAGGGTGTAAGAGTTGCAGTGGTATCTGCCGATGGTGACATCAGTTATGGACCTCTGTTATTAGAGACAGAGTGCAAGAGCGTAACTTTCAAAGATAGATTTGCCTATGTAACAACCTTACAAGATGGTGAATCAGGTCTGATCCGTATTGATTTATCACAGCCAGCAGTTCCTAATAGTCTTGTCTTTGCCTATGCTTGGGATGTTTGTGCAAGCGGTGAGACTGCTAATCCAGTATCTACAGACTTTCTTGGCTCTACCGATAGGGTTGTCTTTGGTGTACCTGGTGATGGAATATGGATTGAATCTGCAAGTACCCTTGTAGAAACTGGCTACTTACGTACCGGTTACATCCGATACAACACACTTGAAACTAAGATTTACAAACTGCTACAGGCTCGTATTGATACGACCAATGGTGGCATTAACATCCAATCTATCGACTCAACAGATACTGAGTACTCTATCGGTGTCTTCTCGCAAGGCGAGAGCGTACCTGAGATTAACGTGAACTACCCAACTACTTCACAAGAGTACCTTGGCTTTAAGTTTACTATCTCTAGGTCAACTAGCGACTCTACTAAGGGGCCACTGTTTACTGGTTACCAGTTGAAGTCATTGCCTGCAGTACCACGTCAGCGCTTGATTCAATACCCAGTATTCTGCTATGACCACGAGAGCGATAAGTTCAGCAACGAAGTAGGCTATGAAGGATCAGCCTACGCACGTATGTCTCAGCTAGAGCAGATTGAAAATGTCGGTGACACCATCCGCGTTCAAGACTTTAGAACAGGTGAGTCCTACCTTGGTATCATCGAAGAGATGGACTTCATCAATAAGACCCCAGAAGACAAACGATTCTCTGGTTTCGGCGGCACACTCCTAGTTACCATAAGGACAATCTAATGCAAGCATCAGACTACGCAACGGTAGCAGTAGCAGTAATGACAATCTTTGGTGGCTTCGTTGGGGCCGTCAAATGGATGGTCAAACACTACCTTAACGAACTTAAACCTAACGGTGGTAGTTCAATGCGTGACGCAGTTAACATCAACAGCGAAAGATTGGACAGAGTTGAACAACGCGTTGACCAGATTTACCTTATCCTCTGTGAGAGTAAGAGCAAGTAAGTACGCAGTATTCTTAATCGTCCTGGGTACTTCATTCTTTTGGAGTCCTACCGCTAGTGCAGCAACTGCGTACACAGATGTAACGTGTGCTAATCAAGCTGGCACTCAACAGACATATCAAATTGGGTGGGATAACAGTCAGCAGTTCTTTGACGGTAAAGGCTATATCCCTAGATTCTTTTGTGAAGGTGGCTATGCGCCACCAGGATTTACTATCTATGTAAGCGATAGTCTTGTCGATACTGCTTCTGGTTACTACAACGGTGTAGCACCTACACCTACTGTAAGTCCCACTCCAGAGCCTTCGCCTTCGCCAAGTCCAACTGAGACTGCAACTCCAGTGACTGAAGATACTCAGACCGTAGTTGTTCCAGATCCTGTCGAGCCTGCTGATACTGCAACTTCCAGTTCTGAGACTCAGACTTCTTCCGGTAATGCAGATACATCCACACCAGTGTCTGAGACACCGACAGCAGTAGACACAAGTACAGCCACATCAACTCCTCCACCGCCTGTTGAGCCAGCACCTAGTGTGCCTGCTCCGCCTCCGGTAGTTGAACCTCAACCAGTTCCTGAACCTGCTCCGGTTCCAGCACCTCAACCAGAGCCTCAGCCTGAACCAGCGCCGGAACCACCGGCACCTGCGGAAGAGCCGCCAGTTGTTGAAGAGCCACCGCCTGTCGAAGAACCTGCCCCACCTGTTGTTGAAGAAGAGCCGCCTCTACCGCCAGTGGAGCCTGAGCCACCTGCACCAGCTCCAGAGCCTTTGCCTGAGCTAGTCGAAGAATCTGAGCCAGAACCTCAACCTGATACTGCACCTGAACCCCCAAGCATCAACGATATTAACTTGGAAAGTCTACCACCTAGCACACCGGTAACTCTAGATAACGGCGTAGTGGTAACAGCAGAAGTTGCAATAGCGGTGGCCTTACTACAGGACCCTGCTGCCCTACTAGGTGAATTGTTCACTGATCCTGCAGCAGCCTTTGCTGCCCTTGGCAGCGTCGGTGCAGACCTACCACCTGAAGTTCGTGAGCGAGCTGAAGAGGTAGTCATTGCCTCAGTAATTGTAGGAAATATAGCCACCAGTGCTGCAGCAACTGCTGCTGCAGGCGCTGCTTATAGAAGGAAGTGATAGTGAAAAAGTTCTTCTCCGATATAGCAAATCAACTTTGGACTCTACTAGGTATGTTCATTGCTTGGGTAGTTCTTGAAGGCTCTGCCAAGACAATCGTTGGATATGCCATTGGCATCTCATTGATTATCTGGATAGTCACTCTTAATTTACGCAACCTAAAGGATGAATAATGGATACATTTAAGAATGTAATGATGAGGATATTTGCTGTCATTGCAGCAGAATCACTCGGAGTAATCGGGGCTGGCTCCTTGGTAGGTATTGAAGTATGGCAGGCAGCAACACTTGCTGGTGCCCTTGGTGCAGCACGAGTGCTTGAAGCACTGGCACGTTTCTACCTAGCAGACGGAAGCCTTACATCAGAAGAAATCAATGCAGCCTTCGCTAAGGTTGACAAGAAAGCGAGTGAGTAATGGGACAACGTGCAGACTTCATTGAAGTAGCCAAGGGTGAACTCGGAGTTATCGAGGGACCAAAGGATAATGAAACCAAGTACGGTGCATTTACCAAGGCTAACTTCCAACCTTGGTGCGGATCATTTGTTAACTGGTGCGCTAACGAAGTAGGTCTCAAGATTCCTAGTTGTGTATACACACCAGCAGGAGCAGGAGCCTTCATCAAGAAGGGTCAATGGGAAAAGGCAGAGGAAGCAGTTCCACTACCAGGAGATATCGTGTTCTTTGATTTCCCAGGAGATGGTGTAGACCGTATCTCTCACGTTGGCATTGTCGTTAAGGATAACGGCGATGGCACAGTCACTTGTATCGAGGGCAACACTGCTCCCGATAAGAAGGGTGACCAGCGAAACGGCGGAGAAGTTTGCCGCAAGGTTCGTGCATACAAAAAGAAGAATGGTTCCAAACTACGTAGGTCACAAGCTGTGTCCATCGTTGGCTTTGGTAAGCCAGTCTTCAAATCATAAGGAGAAAAATGAACACAACTAAGTTAATCGCAATCGCTACAACTTATGCTCGTGCAGCAGTACCAGCAGTGGTAGCGCTCTACGCAGCTGGAA